CTAGCTTGAAGTACTGGTCATGCCCAAGAGTGATAAGTTTTGGCTCACCACCATTGGTTCGGATGGTCTGAATACAGTCATCCAAGAGGTTCAGAGAGAGGTCTCGCCCTGTACCTTCGTTGTGCTTAATTACCGCCGCTGAGTTCCATCCACCGGAATCTCGGTCACCGTAAGTAAGGTCATAAGCTCGAACTCCACCTGTTGGTGCAGTAACGAAGTCGGTATCTGAGTCGTAAACACCACCCATTGAAGCACCGTCTTGAGCGACGATATCGTCAATAGAAGTGAAACCCGCACGACTGTAAATCGCAATACCGTCTCCGTCTGCAACCGCAGCAGAGGTGGTAGCGTGAGTGATAACACCAGTTGAAGTGTTTACAGCCGAAACTGCTACACCAGACTGGTTAATCCAGTCGTTAGCCGAAGTGTCCCAAACTGTAAGGTTGTCACCAACTTTAATGTTCTTGGCAACAGCCGCTGGGACAGTTGTGCTGGTTGTGCTACCAGCAGAGGCGAGATACATGGAACCAGCCATCAGTTCCTCGTTGATCTCTTTTACGTGGTCAAGCTGTGCATTCTCGTTCTCCATGGCAAGAACGTCTCCAATACCACCTTCAAGTTGCGCCGTGAAGACTGACTTCACTGATGCACCGAATGTGGTTGAAACGATTCGAGGCAAACTCGATACCGTCTCAATGTTGGATACGTCTACCGTTGGAAGGCTACCTGTTTCAGTGACAGGGCGGGATCGGCTTGATCCACGGTCTGTCCTGATACGCCAACCAGCAGTACTTCCCCAAACAGTTCGGGGAATAGCGTTGAAGAAACGAGTCTGGTTGTTGAGTGCTTGCCATACTTTTCTACCGTAGGTAGTGTTGAATATGCCTGTAGCAGTATCGACTGTAAAGTACGACTGCTTTTGCAGGTACTCTGGGCCGAAGACGGAGTTATACAAACCCCGTTGGGACTGAGCAAGATATTCACTTAGTGAAGGATTAGCCATCATTCAATCTCCTGTTTCTAATTAGTAATTAAAGTAGTTCCTTTGGAACCCCGTTAGTGTCACCAGACTGAATCTTCAACTGGAGAGTTCGTAGTTCTCCGTATGAAAGATTAGCAAGTTGATCAACAGTATCGCCACTATTATCCGACTTCACAATTGGGGTAGTTCCGTCAGTTCCAAGTGCGCTTATTTGAGGTGCAACTAATCCAGTCTCTTCCCTGAAGCCCATTTTACGTAGACGTTCTTCCGATGACTTTTCGATAGCCTTTTCCATCCCGCCTTCAAAACTAGCGAGCTGTTTGCGAAGGGTGTCTAGTTCCTTCTGCATCTTAGCCATCTCATCATCATCGTCATCGTCGTCATCGTCGTCTCCAGCTTTCCTGTAACCCTTTGCTGTATCCTCGTCATCATCATCGGCAGCAGCGTCACCGTTGTCTCCTGCCTTCTCTTCATCTACATAGTCATCATCTTTGTCGTCGTCCTCTTTCCGCATAGCCTGAATAGTGGCTTGCTGATCCTCAATCTTTGTTGAGATATTTGCAGCGGATTCTGAGTCGTCAGAGCTAGATGAGCTTCCACCAGTGCCAGCAGCCTTACGTTCTTTAGAACCGTCAACATCCATGCCCTGATCTGCCTTTAGCACACTAGCGACTTGCGTTGCAATTTCTTTAACGAGGGCGGCTTTTTCAATAGCAGCAGCCTTTTCTTCTTCTTGCTCTTCTTCGTCTTCATCAGCCTTCGCAAAACGAGCATCCATCTTCTGGAGTACTTCTGCGACAGCAGACAAAGCGAGGCCATTGCCTTCTAGTGCTTTCTCAATGCGTTCCATTTCGTCAGCCATAAGGGATTCCTCCTGTATAGTCCATTCCATTCCAATAAAAAATTACGTATGGTTGGTCTAAGCCACCCCCGACCACACGAAAATACAAAGTTAGCACGTTTGTTCTAACATTTTATTATACTATAGTTGTATAAAAAACCTACGAAAACCGCCTAAATTACATTTATTTTTCATTTAAGGGGTATGTACCAGTTTCAAGGAGGTGTAGTATCTCGTTTCGGTAATCATACATGGGAACTTGGAGTAGCTTTTTTAGCTTCTCACACTGAGTTCCTTCTGGTAGAGAGGCTTCTACCAAGTCTAAAATCTTCCCAACCATGCGGGAGTGACGTTGCATAACGTATTCTTGTTCTTTACTTACCTTTGAAATATCCACCATATCAGACTCCTTTAAAACCCTAATCCCTTTACTATAATTACTTTATTGGGAAATGTATCATTACTGAAAGAGGCTAACTTTTTTCTAACCGCTTTGTTCAGGAACCCATTGCCCTGCCCTGCGGCTCTAGGCCCAACCTTTTTTTCGTGTTTCCGAACCGTTACTGTTTTCCCATTAGGATACTTACGTTTATGTTTTCGGACGGTCATGGTTTTATCCTGCTTACCGCCCGGCATCTTCCCTGACGATGCCCCTTGAGTTTGGTTTATCATCTGTGCATAGGGAACGTCATAGGTAATCACTGACATTCTATTCATAGCCCCCGGATGTTTAATAGAACCGGAATCCCTTAAAGCCCCCGTATCTACAGGAACAGTCTTTTGTGCTTCTGCAAATATACGGGTAGCTAATCGTTTAACGGAGCTAATTAAAACTTCCTCAAATGTTCGTGACTTAAAACGTTTATCCATAGTATTTCATTATACTATGTTACTGCTCCAAACTTCTGGGACAACCGATTGAAACATACCTGATTGGGTATCAAATTTATCTAAGCGTATAATCTCTTTACCAACGTTACCATGATCTGGGTGCCAGTAAGTAATCATATGCTTTGGCGGAGAGCTTACATGGAGTCTGTTAGTTGTAAATTCATCAGAACCTTTCATGGTTCCACAGATATACATTGCTCCTGTGCCAATGTCATACTCATCAATACGATGGAAGTGACCGATCATTATGTCATCAAACCGTTGAACGTCTTCCCACGATTGATTCTGTTGCTGCATTCCACGCATCATCCCTACCATACGAGTGAAGCTAGCTGATGTTCCACCACCCGAAATAGAATCACCATGCATAATAAGAACATTGCGATTAGCAATCTCAATAATCGTACTGAAATTCTTTGGTATATGGAATTCAATATTCGTCTGTTCTACACAGAACGCTGCTACCCATTGGTATAACATGTGGTCCCAATCCATATACTTATCTTTAGATGGAATCTTTCGAGTCATACGCCCATGGTTACCCACAACTCCTGCCACTCTAATCTTCTCAAAGTGTTGCGATAAAGTTATAAGTGCTTGACTAATAAGGAATGCACCATTCACCATCTGTTCCATACAGTTACCAATATTAGTTCGGGCTAACTCCTCATGAATATCCCCGCTAACCATGTCTCCTAACATAGGAATTACCAATTCTTCTACGTCTGAAATGTTACGTCGGTAATTAGCAAGTAGTATAATTTGTTCCGTCCACCCATATAATCGTTTATTGAAGATATCTAAATTATATTCATTGATACCAGTGGTTTGGTCTAAGGTAACCCGATCCCCTACGTGCGTATCTGTCAAAGGGGCTACCATTGTTTGAGGTTTCGTGCCTCTGCGTTGTGTGCCACGAGATGGGGTCTTATGATTAATCCGTGTTACTTTAGGGATAGCCGAAGTAGTATCTCTAATAGCCTCAATAATTAATTCTTTTTTACTACTATCTTTAATAGAAGACTGGTACAACTTCTTATAGTAAGCCGCCTCCGACTTATATGTAGCTATCTTTTTGTCTTGCTTAACCTTCTCGTCAACCCAGAAGTCCGTATCATTTATAACGTCCTCATCAACGGCTTCTGGGGCAATTTCGTCTGCCATGTTAGCAGCAGCTTCATCTATAATTAGATCAAGTTCTGAATAGCCTTCCCGGTCGTACCATCGTTGAATTGTACTGCGATGCACCTCGATTCCGAAATCCTCTTCCAGCCAATCCCTTAGGGCTGTCCACCCCATCCCCGCTCGTCGCATCTTGATAATCATCGGTTTCGCTTGTTCTGGTATTGTCATCTATTCTCAACTTTCTATACTCTAAGTAAAGTACCTTACCACACATTATACAGGATAATTCATCTTCGTCAAGTTTCATTGCTCCAGTACATTTGGGGCATAAGTTATTATATACGCTACGTTGGTTGTTTGTCAAGTTGTGTTGATTTCCTCGCTTGACTCTTTAAAAACTTTTGGAACTCATACGCCGGTATTTCCATAGGGTGTTTGTATGCGTTCGGGGTTTTTAAAAGATTAAATATATATTTCGTAAACCACTT